AACTATTAAAAGAGTTACTCCCCGGATTAAACGCATTGTTTGGTTTAGAGTACGCAAAGTATGGCGAAGAGCATAAAGAGATTTTTGAGACAGAAGCCTCTGATCGTTCTTTTGAAGAAGAAACTAAGCTGTCAGGCTTTGGTTCTGCACCTGTTAAGAGTGAAGGTTCAGCAATCGAGTATGATAACGCGCAAGAAGCTTTCACTGCACGCTACACGCATGAAACTGTTGCTATGGGCTTTGCAATCACTGAAGAAGCGATTGAAGATAACTTGTATGACTCTCTGTCATCTCGTTACACCAAAGCACTAGCTCGCGCTATGGCTTACACTAAGCAAGTTAAGGCCGCGTCTATTCTAAATAACGCGTTTAATAGCAGCTTTACTTTTGGTGACGGTGTTGAACTTTGTTCTACTGCCCACCCACTAGTTAACGGTGCTACTAACTCTAACGAGCCTACTACTCCTGCTGACCTGAATGAGACTTCTTTAGAAGCCGCTATTATTCAGATTGGTGGTTGGACTGACGAGCGTGGTTTGTTAATCGCATCACAGGCCAAGAAACTCATTATCCCGTCAAACTTGCAATTCGTTGCAACTCGTTTGCTTGAGACTGAGGGACGTGTGGCTACTGCTGATAATGATCTTAACGCACTCCGCAGCAACGGTTCAATTCCAGAGGGTTATGCAATTAACCACTATCTGACTGATACTGATGCGTGGTTCTTAATGACTGACGTGCCTAACGGCCTAAAGCACTTTACTCGTAGCCCAATGTCTACATCTATGGATGCAGATTTTGATACTGGTAACAGCCGCTATAAAGCCCGTGAGCGTTATTCGTTCGGTGTATCTGATCCACTGGGTATCTTCGGATCTCCCGGAGCGTAAGGTAACATGTTTGACTAAGGGGGCTTCGGCCCCCTTTTTTATGTTTGACGAAAAGCCATACACTGTGATATGTTCTCCTATATCGGGAAACATTCCGGTAAATCTGACAGACCCGACTGACGACATGTAGACAGATTTGCCTTAACTCACATGTGAGAACTCTATAATGGCTAATACAACTTTTAACGGCCCAGTCCGTTCGCAAAATGGCTTTCAGATCGTAGCAACAGCAGCTAGTACTGGTAGAGAAACTACCACTCTTAATCTTGATGTTAATGGTAACTTTACCACTGACGTTCTAGGTATTAATATCCAACCTACTTTAGCTGGTCAAACAGTTACTGCTAAAGCCACTGGCGCTACTATCTCTTACGTCGCTGGAATCAATGTCAACCCGTTTACTGGCGCAGCACAGCAGATTACTACTCTCCCCGCTGCCACTGTAGGTGTAGTATGTATTCACGCTCAGAGTAAAGACACTGCTGGCGGTACGGCTTTCTTACGCTTTGATTGTGCAGGTGCTGATGCTTTTGCCACAGGTTCTGTAGTTGAAAGCACGGCTAGTAACGCATTGACGTTTGATGTAGCGGCTGCTGGTGAAACCGCGTTAAAGTTTACTCCAGCCAATGCTGCTACTAATTGCATGAGTACGGGGTCACGTATTTACTTCTATTGCACAACTGTGGGTATTTGGAATATCTCTACCGATCTAGACTCTATTGGTACAGGCGTTACTGGTACATTTGTGTTTGCAGCTTAATAGCTAATTTAATAGGAGTAATTTATGTCTTCTGACATTCAATCGACATTTATATCTGCGGTAGTAGCAAGTACAACGGCTATATCCGCAGCGGCGGGGGTAGCTAACAACGCAGCACTTACGCTGACTGCTAGCCCTTACGTCACTGACGCCGCTAGAAAGATTACTATCACCTGCGCTGGAGACGATGACGCTATTTCTTTTAACATTGTTGGGTTAGACCAACTAGGAAATGCGGCTACAGAAAATCTTGCGGGGACTGACGGTGGTGTATCTACTAGTGTTGGGTATTGGACTTCTATTACTTCTATTACAGCAGTAGGCGATCCTGCGGGCAACGTAAGCGCAGGTACTTCTAATAGTGTAGCAGCTCCTATATTCGGTGGTAGATTACGATTACTGGGTTTGTATGCTGTTAATACAGGTACCGCAGGTACTATTACATTTAGAGAGACTAGCCCTACAGGTAGTGTTCGTATGCAGTTTGCCACAGTAGGCTCTGCTACTAGTTCTGAATACCCTGATATACCTGACGATGGAATACTGTTTAAGGATGGGGGATATGTAGATTATTCTCCTGTAAACATGTCTTCTATAACTTTGTTCTATGCGTAAGTACTATAAGAAAGGCGGCGGAGTGGGCATGAAAGGTATGTCCATTGGTAGTGGCGATAAACGTCCTACCAAGTCTGGCGCAGGTATGACTGCTAAAGGTGTAGCTAAGTACAAACGTAATAACCCCGGAAGCAAGCTAAAGACGGCAGTTACCGAGGATAAACCAACTGGTAAGCGAGCGGGTAGGCGTAAATCCTATTGCGCTCGTTCTGCCGGACAAATGAAAAAGTTTCCTAAAGCAGCTAAAGACCCTAATTCAAGGTTGCGGCAAGCTAGGAAACGTTGGAAATGTTAGGAGAACAACATGGCCATGGACAGAAGTTCTATGTCGAAACAAATTAGTAATGCTCCAACGACTAAAGATAAAAACAAGCAAAAAAAGACAGATGAAGGTTCGTCTGCTGAAGGAGCACGAAAAGCAGGTAAAAAGAAATTTTTTGAAATGTACGAAGATGATGGACGTACCCCTAAGAATAAGGAGAAAGAAATGAAAGGTATGAAAAAGATGAATATGGGTGGAATGACTGCCCCCATGATGGGTGATCCTAAGTCTAAGAAGCCTATGATGCCCCCTAAGCGTAAGCCTGCACCTAGACCTAGCCCTATTGTAGATCCTATGGCTAAAGCCCCTGACCCTAGAATGAAAGACCCTAGAGCAAAAAGAGGCGCTATGCCTATGATGCAAGAAGGTGGCGCTGTACCTGCATATAAGGCGGGTAAGAAAGTTCGTGGTTATGGTATGGCTCGCGGTGGCAAAGCCTGTAAGATGCGATAATGCGTAGGTATTATAAGTCTGGCGGAAAGATATGTTCCAAGGGTAAATCGTGGGCTAAACGAACCTTTGATACATACCCTTCCGCGTACGCGAACATGGCAGCTTCAAAGTACTGCAAAGATCCCAACTATGCTAAGGGATCAAAAGGTAAGAAGTAATGGGCGACCTTAAAGATTGGGTAAAGCAAGACTGGGTTAGAATTGGTACAGACGGCAAGATTAAAGGTAAGTGTGGAACGTCTAAAGACAAAAAGAACCCAGATAGATGTTTACCTAGAAGCAAAGCGCAGTCGCTTAGTACAGGCGAAAGAGCAGCTACAGCTAAGAAAAAGAAAAGTGCTGGATCAAAAGGAGAGACTGTGGTGAAGAATACAAAACCTGCTACTGTTAAGTTACGTAAGGGTGGCCTTGCTAGAGGTAAGCGGTCTATAGCTACAGGCTGTGGGCAAGTAATGGAAAATAGACGAAAGAAAACACTTTACGTTTAAGGACATAAATTATGAAAGGTGTAAAACATTACAAAAGAGACGGTACTGAACATCAAGGTTCTAGCCACAAAATGGCTGATGGTACCCTACACACTAATAAGTCTCACACTAAGACAAGCGTAAAGTTATTTCACTTAAAAGATTTGTCAGTCAAAGCTAAAGCTAAGGCCAAAGGAAAGACTGTTAAGAAAAATCGGAGTAAGTAGTAATGACTACATCAACCACCACTGCGTTCAATATGGAGTTTACAGAGATCGCAGAAGAAGCGTTTGAACGCGCAGGTCGAGAAATGCGTTCTGGGTACGACTTACGCACCGCCCGCAGATCTATGAACCTACTTACTATAGAGTGGCAGAACCGTGGCATTAACATGTGGACGGTAGACAGCGGCACTATTGATCTAGTCAAAGGCCAGACTACCCCCTACGACCTCCCTGCCGACACCATAGATCTACTAGAACACCAGATACGCACAGGTAGTGGAAACGCAGCTACTCAGTCTGATCTCACTATAAGTCGTATTAGTGTAAGTACATACGCGTCTATCCCTAACAAGTTAACACAAGGAAGACCCATACAACTTTATATAGAGCGGTTACGCGACCATCCGAAAGTCAACGTGTGGCCTATACCAGATAGAAGCGACTACAAACTGTACTACTGGCGTATGCGCCGTATAAAAGATGCTGGTAGTGGTGTACAAACTGCGGATATGAACTTTAGGTTCTTCCCCTGTTTAGTAGCAGGACTAGCTTATTACATTGCTATGAAACTACCTGAGATGATGGATCGCGTACCCATGTTAAAAGCTGTATATGATGAGCAGTTTGAACTTGCAGCAGGGGAAGACAGAGAAAAGACTTCTGCTAGGTTTGTACCGCGCATTGGATACGTGTAATGAGTAATAGG